TCAAAGCTGGGCTTCGATGGCGTCGGCAACCCACTCACGTGTCCGGTAGGGGGGCATCCGGCCGTACGCATTCCGGTCGACAGTCGCCCCGTTGTCACCCGTAACGAAACGGGCGACGCTGGTTGTGGTTACGAAAGACTCAGTCATGCCAGAACTTCCCCCCGTATCCCATCCGTGGGGGCGTTCGGCGGGCGGCAAGGCGCCGATGGATTCAGTGAGCCGCTTCGCTTCACTGGCTAATACGATGCGCCAATGTTGTTCGGCGTTTCGGTTTGCCGATTGCTGGGCCGCGGCCAATTTAAGCGACGCCCAAACAACGGCCGTCATTTCGGGCTCTACTGCGATCATCACCAAAGTCCCTCCGGTCCAATATTTGATTCGTAAACTCGGCGATCGATTGGCATCACAAGCCCTCGGAAGGTGGGGCCGATTTTTATGAAAACAGGCTCCAGCGCCGACGTCATCAGTAAGTCGGCTATGCGCCCTGTTCCGGCCTTCACCTTGGCGAATCGTGCCCAGAGTGCAGGATCTAGCGCCAATACGCCGGGGATAGCTCCTGGGCGCTGCTCAGCCTCCGAAACCAGAGCCGCTATCCGGTGGTGGATCTCTAGGTGCCTCACATCCGTGTAAATCGGCACCTCCGCGGCGTCGTAGCCCATTGGATCCACTTTTACGCTGCCGGGGCGCACCTCAACTGTGGCGGTTGCTTTGGCGGCCTTTCGTGCGCACCTTTCCAGCGCCAATATGTCATCCCGGGCCACTAGGGCGTGGGATTCGGTGCCGACGTAGCCGGTCGTGGGGCAATAGTCGGTGCCTGCTGCGTACGTGTCTGTGCCTGAGGTGTAAATTTTGTCGGGGTACAGCGAGATAAGCGCATACGGGACTAGGCTTTTAGCCGGAATGAACGAGTGAGCATTGTAAAGCGCTCGGGCGGCGTCGGCCGCGTCGTCGACTTTGACTCGGATCAACGGGGGTCGCCGAGGTGGATGCCACCCCCGATGGCTCGGATGGTCTTCGCGGTTTGACGGCGCTTTCTTTCCAGGGCTTCTAGGTATGCTTGTCCGACGTGACCTATGCGGCGGGACTTTTTACGGCGTTTTTGCATAGACACCCCTCCTCTTCGACATCTACCGTTAAAAGTTCGGGCATAACGCCCGAACTTCGCTCGGTTGGGTTCGGGATCACACTACGACGGGGGTTCTCTCACCCCGTCGTGAGTCACGTGACCTGGGCAAACCGTTGCTGTGAGCTGTATCACACCAGATGTTGTTTCGGTGCGTCTGACCCCCGAAACCGTATAACCATGTGAGGGCGCACCCCGGGGCGCCTCAACCCACGGAAACCAATCTCCGTATCACCTATATTGCCGTATGGAATATAGGTATATCCTATAAGTCAGCCCACAAGGGGCTGACATTACTATGCATTCTAGTTGCATTAGATGTAAAGCCCTAATCCCATTAGGGGATAGCCGGTGCGCTAAGCACCGGCCTAAACGAAAACACATAGCTAGCTCCACTCAGCGCGGATACGACGCTGAGTATGTACGCAATCGTGCTTCCATCCTAAAGGGTAGCCCGCTTTGCTCAATATGCCGTCGGAGAATTGCCACGACGGCTGATCACATAGTTCCCCTCAGTAAAGGGGGAACCAACGAGATACGGAACCTTAGACCAGCGTGCCACCGGTGCAACAGCGCCAGAGGCAACCGCGGCCCCACGAGGATGCATAGCTAAACAGCGAAATACTTGATGGCTGCTCAAGGTATGCACTCTCGGGTAGGGGGCTGGAAAGTTCCAGCCGACGGTTACCCAGACCCACTGCTTTAGGCGCGCTAGCATGTCTGCGAATCTTCCCGGTTTTGTGGGAATTTCCTCGGGGTGGCGCGTTTCCCGGTGGGCGAGTCCATAAAACATGAATAGTTAGGCGAGGGTGACTTATGGCTAACCGGAAGCCGGTGAACCTTAAGGTTTTGCACGGGAATCCGGGGAATCGAGAAGTCACGTCGGAGCGTAAATCCGCGACGGGCATTCCTACCCCTCCGGCCTCCCTGAAAGGCGAGGCTTACGCGGAGTGGGTTCGGGTGACAACGTTTTTGGCGCGTGTTGGTCACATTGAAACCGTCGATTATGCTGCTTTGACGGTCTATTGCACCGCATGGGCCGCATTCGAGGATGCCCGGGGCTCGTTCGAAAAATACGGTTCACTACTCGTCGGCCGTGATGGGGGTTTGGTAAAGAACCCTGCTGCTCAGATAATGCGCGACTCCGCGGATTTGATGCTCAAGTTTGGTGCCAGATTCGGTTTTACACCGAAGGATCGGCAAAACATGGGGCTCGCCGATGGTGATGATGGGGACGACTTAAACGACGCGCTAGACGCTCTGTAGGCAACCGCAAGGGCGCCATGAGGAAGGGGTACCTTCCAGGGTACCCCTTCGGTGCGTCCCTTAGCTTTGGAGGTAGCTACTCGCCGTAGGGTGAAATGTAGCCCAGGAACGCGTAAACGCGCTTCGCTTGTTTTACTGCTTCGTCTAGTACAGCCTCTCTATCCCTCTTTGCAGTCTCAGGCGGTAGCATCCAAAGGTACTCTTCGCCGAACTCCAATATGTTGCTCGGCCCGACGTGCAACACCATTTGCTTCGCGTGATGGGTAATTTGACGACGTCTCACTGAACCCTCCCGGTGGCTGCTGACCGTACGACTATAAGGGTAGATGTCCAACGGTGCAACGCTTGGAGGTGCGCACGTGAAGTTATCCCCGTACGGGCCTCCGGATCCGGCATCGGGACTGTTCCGATGGGATGAATCACGCGCGACTCGCGTAGTTCGGTTCATCGAGACTTGCACCGTCCACACAAAGGGACGCTACGCACGCGTGCCGTTCCGACTCGCTGAGTGGCAAAAAGAGGAAATCATCCGCCCCCTATACGGGACGGTAGAATACGATGCGCAATACGATGAGTGGGTAAGGCAATTCCGAATTGCGTGGCTGGAGATGGCCCGTAAAAATGGAAAGTCGGAGTTGCTGTCTGCTTTGGCACTCTATCACCTTGTCGCGGATCGAGAGGAATCCGCGGAGGTGTATTGCGTGGCGGCTGATCGCGACCAAGCATCTTTGGTCTACAGCACGGCGCGTCGGATGGTGGAGTTGTCGCCGGTTTTGGCGAAACGAATTGAGATCATCGAATCGAAAAGACGCCTTGTTTACGCGCGCACTAATAGCATCATTCAAGTATTACCGGGAGATGCCGCCGGGGCGCTAGGGACTAACCCAAGCGCTGTACTTTTTGATGAGGTTCTGACTCAGCGGGACCGGCACCTGTGGGACTCTATGAGGCAGGGTTTCGGCACTCGAAAAGAACCGCTGTTGATTGCTGCAACGACAGCCGCCTACACTAGCGCTCAATTCGCGCTAGCGGAACACGAATACGGCGAAATGTTGGTGCGGGATCCGTCTAAGGATCCGTCACGATTTGTGTTTATGCGCAACGTTCCGGCCGATTGGGACTGGACGAACGAAGGCGAGCCGCCATCGGATAAAAACCCGAAGGGCACAGGATGGTACTACGCTAATCCTGGGCTCGGGGATTTCCTCAAAGTTTCAACTCTGAGGTCTGAGGCACGGGAGGCGACGGAGAAGCCGACTGCACAAAACGCTTTCCGTGTTTTTCGTTTAAATCAATGGGTTGCCCAGTCTCGGCGTTGGCTGGACATGGCGGTATGGGACAGTAACGGAATCGAGAAGTTTGGGCGGGCGGATCTACGGGGCAGAGATTGTGTTGCTGGCCTTGACTTGGCGGCAACCCAGGATTTTACCGCGTGGGTGCTGGTTTTTCCGGGTAGTGTTCGTGATCCCGACGCCGACGGATTTATGGTGCTGCCGCAGTTCTTTGTGCCTCGACATGCTATCGAGTCGCGTACGAATATGCGGGACAAGCTAGAAGAGTGGGAGCGGGCGGGGTTCATTCGGGTCACCGAGGGTCGGGTGACGGACTACGATGCGATTGCTGAGTGGGTGTCGGCTGACGCGGAGCAATTCGGAATCCGGTTGCTCGGCTATGATCCCTGGAACGCTACTCATCTCATCAGTCAGCTTGAGGACCGTGGGCAACACGCGGTGAAGGTGCCTCAGACGGCACAGCGATTGAATGATCCTTGTAAAGCCTTAGAGGCGGCTTTGTCTGAGCGGCGCCTACGGCACGGAGGTAATCCGGTGCTGCGGTGGATGGCCGATAACGTGGGATTGGACGTCAACGGCGACGGTTTGATGAAGCCGTCTAAACGGCGGTCCGGGGAAAAGATCGATGGAATCGCGGCACTCGTTACTGCGCTATTTTGCACGATGGTACCGGTTGAATCACCGCCTCCTGAGGTGTCGTTCATTCCGTTCAACGACGCCCCTGATAGTGCCGATGCGCCACTTGGTTCGTTAGAGGCGTTCCTTCAGGAATGGCGACCAAATACGTAGGAGGTAGCTATGCGATCGATCGCGGCTCTCAAGGGAGGTGTGCCGCTGATCTTTGAGTTGGGCGGATTGGCCTTGATCGCCACCGGGTGCTTTTTGCTGGCGCCAGTTCTGGGGTTCATCGTCGCAGGGGTGGCGCTCTTTGGCGTCGGCTGGGCTATGGATGGTAGGCGTTAGTGGCAGGGCTTCGAGGGCTTTTCGAACGGCGGACGGTTGACCCGACCTCACCGATAGAGGACTGGGAGCGCGAGTTTCCGAGCCTGGGGTGGCTTCGAACATTTTCGGGACGTCGCGTTTCGCAGTTTCAGGCGCGACGACTGATAGCGGTGTATGCGTGTCAGTCATACATCGCTGATAACATTTCCACTCTCCCGGTTGATCATTTTAGGCGTACTAGCGAGGGTAGGGAAGAGGTGCCGGCGGCGCAGTCGCCGGCGTGGGTGTCTAACCCCAACCCGTTTCAGACGTCGGTGGAGTTTTGGCATCGAGTGATCGTGTCGTTGCTCAGTGACGGTAACGCGTTCATCGCCACACTACGAAACGATCATGGGCTCATTGAGGCGCTGTATTGCCTGCACCCCAGAGAGGTAGAGATTGTAGAGGGTCCGCTAGGCGACAATCGGTACAGTCACCAAGGGATAGTGTTCGACCGTTCACAGATTTTGCATATCCCGGCGTTTGTGCACGACGACGAACCGCGGGGGCTAAGCCCGATTGATGTGGCGCGCGAAGCGATTGGACTTGGCCTCACGGCCGAGGAGTTTGGGTCACGCTTTTTTTCGCAGGGCACCACTATGGCGGGTGTGATTGAGCATCCGGGGAAGCCTGTCCCGGACGAAGCGCGACTGCTTCGGGAGATGTTCCGCAAAACGCACGCGGGGACCAAGAATAGTCACGCCGTGGGTGTTCTGACTGGCGGTGCATCGTTTAAGCCGATCACGATTACTCCAGAGCAAGCACAGTTTTTGGAAACCCGACGGTTCCAAAAAGCCGAGATCGCATTGTTGTACCGAGTCCCGGCGTACATCGTTGATCCGTCCGTGACGTCTACTTGGGGTAGCGGTATCGAGGAACAGCGGTCAGCGCTGGTAACCGACACCTTCCTTCCCTGGGCGGTTCGCATTGAACAGGCAGTATCGACGTTCCTTCTACCCGGACGGCAGTTCATCAAATTCAACTTTGATGCGCGGACCCGAGCCAGGACTAAGGACCGTTTCACGGCGTACCAAGTGGCGGTAAACAACGGTTGGATGTGTCTCGATGAGGTGCGCCGCCTTGAAGATTTGCCGCCGCTGCCCAATGGACTCGGAAACCAGTATTTCCGCCCCGCGAATCATGCAGTCCTTGGGGAGCCCCCGGCGACCACCGACATCCCGTGATCCCGAGTAGCCCAACAATCGCCGGTCCGAGGCGCGACAGGATCCGGGTAACCGAAAGTAGGAACCTAGTGCATAGTCATATTGAGCGTCGGCTACTCGCCAGTGACTTTGAATATCGCACCAATGGGGACAGCCTCCGTATCGTCGGGTATGCGCTGAAGTGGCGGACCCGATCAAAGAACCTCGGTGGCTTCGTTGAAGAAGTCGCTCACGGGGCCACCGCCAAGACTATCCGTGAGGATGATATCTGCTCTCTGTTCAATCACGATCCGAATCTGATTCTCGGCCGCAATATTAGCGGAACGCTGCGTCTCGCCGAAGATGATGTCGGACTGGAATATGAGGTTATGGGGGACTTACGCCAATCGTATGTGCGGGATTTGGCGGTGGCGCTCGACCGCGGCGACGTCAACAAGTCGTCGTTCGCGTTTCGCACTGTCGGCCAGGACGGCGACACGTGGGACGAGGATGACGGCGGTACTTTGCTGCGGACGCTCCGGGAAATCCGCCTATACGATGTTAGCCCGGTGACGTATCCGGCGTACGACGACACCACCTCCGCGATTCAACGACGTACCTGTGAGGTTGTTGCCGAACAGCGGGGTATGCCCCTTGATGCGGTGAGAGCTGACTTTCGCAACATCGTCCTTGGCCGGTCGGATCCGAGTCACCAGCCGCCCGATTGCGCGCTCCCTGTGTATGAGCTTCCGGTCGAACCGACGGCCGCTTTGTGGGCGCTGCGCAGGCACTAAACATCTTCGCTGCGACCTTGATACGTATGCCGCTTTAGGGCGGCATTTTGCATCTCTAGAGGAGGATTGCTATCCCGTGAATTATGGAGACATGGCGCGCAAGGCGCTTGAGCGGCGCGCGTCCTTGGTGGCCGAACTGCGGGCGGTCCACGAGGACGACACGCTCACCGACGCGGCGAAGCGCGAACGGATCGAAGCGATGGACAACGAAATCCGCCAGTTGGAGGCCACCGCGGCGAGCGCGGTGGAACGTGGCGAGCGTGAGTCACGCGCGGGCGAGCTGGCGGAGCGCGCCGGGCGGCTAGTGACTCGGAGCCGCCCGGCCGAGGACCAGGACGATATCTCGGTGGCGTTGCGCGCGATTGGGTGCGGCGAGTCTCGGGGGGTTACCCTTGAGACGGCCGGCTCTTTTGATACTCGTGCTGCCGGTCCCAATACAGCTACACTGGCAGATTCGGCGTGGGCGGGCACCACAGCACCGAACCGGTTCGTTGCGGAGGTGCTAGAAAGTCTCACCGAGTCGTCGCCGATTTTGTCGGCGGGAGTTCGGATCATTTCTACGGCTTCTGGTGAGAAACTTGAGTGGCCACTCAAAAACGGTAAGTTGGTCGCGTCAGCTGTGGCTGAGGGGGACGCGTATCCGCGATCTAAGGGCAGCTTTACGCGGTGGTCCCTCGATTCTTTCAAATATGGCGTGATCGCCGAGGCCACTACTGAGATGACGAGGGACACGGCGCTTCCGCTTGCTTCGATCATTGCGGCCGATCTGGGTGAGGCGGTCGCGGACGCCACTAACGCCGATTTTCTCTCGGGTGATGGCACCGCGGGGCCTCATGGTGTCGTCCCGGCAACCGTGCTAACTCAAACTGCAACATCGGCTACTGTTGTCACCTACGATGACGTCATCTATTTGCAACATGCGATCCGGCCAAAGTACCGGGCGCGAGCGAAGTTCTATGCTAGTGACGATTTTGCCTTGAAGGCGCGTCTCGTCAAGGACAATGACGGGCGCTACATTTGGCAAGACTCAGTCGCCGCCGGGATGCCATCAACCCTTTTGGGGCAGCCTGCCATTCTTGACACTTTCATGGATAGTTACACAACGTCGGCTACCCCCCTGTTGTATGGGGACTTTTCGAAATTCCTTGTGCGGTTTGTGGGATCGGTGCAGCTCTCCCGTAGTGACGAGTACGGTTGGGACTCCGATGTGATCGCCTGGAAGGCGGGAGTGCGCGTCGACAGCGGACTCACTGATGCCGCCGCGATGGCGAAGTTGGTTACCCCCGCGTCCTAAGGACTTTGTTCGAAAAGGAGAGGACACCCCTGTGGGGTGTCCTCTCCTTTATGTGCGTCTGTGAGGTTGCATGATTGAAATTCGGATGACGGGCAACCTGCTTAGGGGATCCCGCATGAATGGCGTCATTTTGCCCGGTGACGGTGGCCGTGTGAGGCTGCCTGAGTCCGCCGCCGCAGAACTGGTGCGCCTGGGGCACGCCGCCGTGGTGGAGGATACGGAGCCGGAGCGGCGGGTAGTCGCGCCGCCGGAGCGGCGCACCCCTACGCGTAAGCCCAGGCGTGCGCCCTCATGAGGCACCAGTCGGGTCGGTCCGTGGACCTACAGCACCGATTCGTCACTGACGATGAGACGGTGTTGACTCCGGCCTCGGTGGCGGTGACGGTGACTCGTGAGGGCCGAACAGATCCCGAGGTGCAGGGGCCGGCTACCCCGGTCGGTGACGCGTGGGCGTTCGCCGCTGGTGCGCTGCCGGAGGGGGCATACTCCGTGCTCTGGGATGGCGGTGCCACGGCGCGCGACACCGCACTACTAGAGGTGGTGGGCGGCGTCCTGGTGACGGTCGCGGACGTCAGAGCGGACCCAGAACTTCCCGCCGACAGGTGGGACGCTGCCACAGTCGTTGACGCTCGGGAACGGGTGAGTGCGGAGTTTGAGCGCATCACCGGCCGGGCGTTTGTGCCGCGCACTCGAACCGTGCCGGTCACCGTCGCGGACGGGTGCCCCGTGTGGTTGCCGTTTCGCGACGTCCTCAGTGTTGAGGTGCGAGACGACACGGGGACGGTGGTCCCGGATGTCACGTCAGAGTCGGTCGGCCCTCTCACGACGGTCAGCGGGTTGGACAGCGGCACGTATGCGGTTGACGTCCGATTCGGTTTCGGGGCGGTGCCCGATGACATCCGTGGAGCTGCGCTGCTGCGCATCCGGTCACTGTTGTTTGCGGGGGCCTCTGGCATCCCGGATCGCGCCACCTCATTTCAACCGGCTGAAGGTGGCACGTACCGCCTCGCGACAGCGGGGATGCGCGGTTCCGAAACCGGGATTCCCGATGTGGATGCGGTATTAGCACGCTATCGGCTGTCGGTACTTGACGATGTGGTCGGGGTTGCTTTTTGACACGTGTCCTCGACGTCAAGAACGCTCTCGAATCGATCGCCCTGGGGATGCCGCTGGTAACGGCGGATCGCATACAGGTGACCTACGGTTTCCCTGTTCGGGACATCGATCGGCGATGGATCGCGGTCGGGCCGGTGGATTGGGATTCGGCTGACTGGCGGACCAACCGCAGCCGCGAAGAAGCATTCCGGGTGACGGTCATTTTTGATGTTCAAATCACGGCAGGAACGTCACGGGACGCTGAGGCGTATGCACTTCTGATGGCCGCTGATTTTGAAGCCGCGGTCAGTGCGGATCCGTCCTTGGCGGGACTTTGCGTCACGTCTCGGTTCACGCCGAAGGCGCTCAAGTCCTGGCCGATTCCGGAGATGTATGAGGCGCAATTTGAAACGGAGGTCTATGCCGTATGCCGGCTGTAGTGGTGTACCTCGGTCACGCCGCCGCTGTGGAGGGCGCCGGGTATGTGTTCCCGAGGGGTAAGCCGGTCGAAGTGCCGAATGAGGTTGCCGAATCGTTGGGAAGCGCGTTCAAGGTGCAAAAGAAGCGGGGTGATGACTAGTGCCCTCAATCCACGATAGCTACCTCGGTGTCGCTGAGGAAACAACGTACGGTACTCCTGTGGCTCCTTCTCGGTTTTTCGAGATGATGTCCGAGAGCATCACCGGCACCTACGAACGGATCGATTCTGAGGCGTATCGGGCGGGACAGCGGGTGCTGCACCAGGACCGCTTCGCCGCGAACCCTAAGGGGGCTGGTGGTGACGTGAAGCTTGAGGCCCTTGATTCGGGTTTCGGGCTATTGCTGACACATGCCCTCGGGGCAGTAACCTCGGGCACCCCCACTGGAGGGTTTACGACGCATACCGCCACCGTAGGGGGGCTAGACGGTAAGTCGTTGACAGTGCAGGTAGGCCGAGTCGACAACACGGGCGGACTTCATCCTTTCACCTATGAAGGCGGCAAAATCACGACGTGGGAGTTGTCGAACGCGGTTGATGGTGTCCTCGGGGTGAGTTTCGAATTCGATTTCGCGCGGGAAACCATAGGCGCTGGCGCCGGACCGTATGCTGTGGCTACTCCTACGTATGGCGTAGGGGCGCAGCTATTCACATTCGTCGGCGGAAGCGTCGATATCGGCGGAACCGCATTCGCGGTATCGGATATCGCCATCAAGGGCGACAATTCGCTTAAGGCTGACCGTTGGGCAACCACGGGGAAGCGTGAACCTCTGGAAGAGGGAATGAGATCGTATGAGTTTGAGCTGAAGGGTGAGTACGAAGGGTTGTCGCACTCTCAACGCGTCGCGGCGGCTGTCGCTTCAGGGGCTATTGCATCGGTGTCGCTTACGTGGGCGTCTCCCCAGGGCGGAGAGCTAGCAGTGTCGGTGCCAGCCGGCCGTTTCGACGAGGCGCCAGTCAATTTTGATGGCGCTAAAATTATTGAGCAATCGCTAAAAGGTGTCGCGCTATGGGATGGCGCGACATCTCCGGTGACAGTCGCCTACACATCAAAGGATGTCGCCCCGTAGCTATGGCCCGACGCCCCAAGGCGATTACGTCGCGGGAAAGCGCCGTAACCATTGAAGGGCTGCATGCTTTCCACCGGGCGCTTAAGGCTGTGGGCGACAAATACCCGGCGCAGCTTAAGCAGGCGAACTACGACTTAGCCGCGACGCTGGTGTCGCGTGCCAAGGTTCGTGCCGGCAGAATCGGCGGGGTCGCCCGCAAAGCGGCGAACAGCCTCAGGGCGTCCCGTCAAACTTCGGCATCGGTGGTGTCCGGTGGTGGTGCTCGCCATCCATATTTTTGGGGGGCCGAGTTCGGAGCGAAGGCGTATCGCCAATTCCGGCCGTGGCGCGGCAACCAATACGAGGGGTGGAGTGGCGGACCAGGCTACTTTTTGCATCCCACTATCCGGCATGACGCCGAAGCCCTCATTGACGATTATATGCAGCGCCTCGATGAATTAGCCGCTGAGGCATTCCCCGACGACTAAGATCGGAGTATCCCATGAGTGACGCAATTACCCTCCGTTTGAATCCGGACGATCTGACCCTCGGGGACCTGGAAGACTTCGAGGAATACACGGGTCAAAACATTGATGAGGTTGTCAAACCGGTGCCGGTCGTGAACGCTGACGGTAACCGGGTCTTTGACGCCAAGGGTCGCCCTGAAATGACGGTCAAGGTTTCCACCAAGGCGGTTGTATGTCTAGTGTGGCTGATCCATCGCCGTACCGACCCTAGTTTTAGCATCACGGACGCTCGAAACGTCAAGGTTTCGGCGCTCATGGTCGACAACAGTGGGTCGTCTGACCTGGGAAACGAGTAAAGCGGCTACGGGACAGGGCCGCTTTTTGCCACTTTTACCGCATGACTCCGGCGGAGGTGCGCGCCCTTAAAGTCATCGAGTACACCGCGTTCGCCGAATACATGGCGGAGTATCTAGACAAGGGAAATCGTGTCTGAGACGAGGCAACTCAAGGTTGTCATTGCTGGCGACGCGAAATCCGCCCGGCAAGCGCTCACGGTACTCGGTACTGGACTCGCTGAAGCAGACAAGCAGGCGAAAGCGTCCGCGAATAGCATCGAGTCTTTTCACGATCGAGTCGGCCGGGCGGCCGAGCACGCCGCGTTCGCGGTAGCAGGGTTGGCTACCGCGGCGGCTGGTGCCGGTTTGGCGTTCGTCGAAGCGCTCAACCTCGACCAAGCTAAAGCCAAGTTCACCGCTCAAATGGGCGCTGATCAAATCGGGGAATTAGGCGACGTCGCCGGACGCCTATACACCGCGAATTTCGGTGACTCGATGGCCGGAAACATGGAAGCCATACGGTCAATAATGTCATCGGGGTTGATCCCCGAAGGGGCCACAGACAACGACATTGAACGCGTCACCGGAAAAGCCCTCGACTTAGCTACCGTTTTTGGGCAAGACGTTACCCAGTCAGCCCGTGCGGCCGGTCAAATGGTGCGGACTGGGCTCGCGCAAAATGGTGACGAAGCGCTCGACATGATGACGCGCGGTTTCCAGGTTGTCGGGGACAACGCCGGTGATTTGCTCGATACGGTGTCCGAGTATGGCACCCAATTCCGACAACTTGGCCTCGATGGCACTGCGGCCATGGGACTTATTAGCCAAGGGCTACGAACTGGTGCCCGGGATACAGATGTTGTCGCGGACGCGCTAAAGGAGTTTGCTGTTCGCGCGGTGGACGGTTCTCGGCTGTCCGCCGACGGTTTTCGGATGCTCGGCCTCAACGCACAACAGATGTCCGCTCAAATCGGCGCCGGGGGACAATCTGCTTCCGCGGGCTTAGACACCGTACTTGATCGGTTACGGGCGATACGGGATCCGGTGAGGCAATCACAAGCCGCGGTGGCCCTCTTCGGGACCAAAGCCGAAGACCTGGGCGACGCACTCTATTCCCTGGACGTATCCACGGCTACCACGGCCATGGGCGATGTCGCCGGTGCCGCGGAATCCCTAGGCCAAACGGTACGAGACTCGGCTGGGGCGCAACTTGAAGAATTCCGGCGACGTATCGAATCAGCGATTCTCGACAAACTAACCGCAGCTATCCCAACCGTTATTGCGTTTGGGCAATGGATGGCCCGCCACAAAGAATGGATCGGCCCGATTGTCGCCGGGCTCACGGCTTTTGCTGTCGCCATCGGCGTTGTCACGGTCGCAGCCAAAATCTATACGCTCGTGCAGGCGGCACTCAACGTGGTTATGCTGGCAAACCCCATAGGCGCCGTAGTGTTGCTGCTGGTGGGGCTTGTCGCCGCGATTGTGTACGCGTGGCGAAATAGCGACACCTTCCGGAACGCGCTCATTGGCGCGTGGAACGCCATCCGATCCGCCGCGAAAACGGTATGGGGATGGATCACCGGATACTTCAAGTTCATCTTCGGTACCTACCGACGGCTAATCCTTGGTGTCGTCAACGCCGTTACTACTCTACGCTCCAAAATACTAGCCGTGTTTTCTGGCGCAAAAAATTGGCTCGTGAGTGCCGGTCGGAAGATCATCCAAGGTCTGATCAATGGTTTACGTGCCATGGCGGGCCGAGTGCAAGACGCCGTGCGCGGTGTAATGCAAAAAGCGCGCAACCTGATGCCGTTTTCGCCCGCTAAGGAAGGTCCGTTCGCAGGGAAGAACTGGACACTCTACAGCGGCCGATCGATTTCGGAGGGGCTAGCTCAGGGCATCGCCGAACGCCGAGGGCTTGTGTCTGCTGCCGCTACATCAACGGTGGCGGGTGCTCAATCAGCACTTGACAGCGGGCTACGCGCCCGGTCACTAGGCGCGGCGCATCCGCCCGGCAGTGTCAATGTGACCGTCAATGTGGCTGGCCGCGTGACGACGGAACATGATCTAGCTCGCGCGATTGCCGGTACGGTCCGAGACGAAATCCGCCGGAACGGGCGCCGAAACGGAGGTAATACCGGGCTGTGACAACGTTGATGCCTGATGTGCGCGTCGAAATTGGGGACGGATCCCGGGTCACTGATTCGGTGGTCAAATGGAGGGATGTCACCTCGCTGGCCACCTCCATCAAGGCCAAACGCGGCCGAAACTACGAATTGGACGAAATCGAGGCCGGTACGGCTACCATCGAATTCGACAACAGCGCTACAGAGATTAGCCTTGCCGACTTGACGCCACGGCACCCAATCCGAGCGTACGGAATCGCCGACGATAATTGGCTACCGGCGGCATGTGTCATTGCGCCGGTTGAAGGAGCATTGCCGGCCCCCCGGTGGCAGCAAACCACCGACAACAGCGTAACGTGGAATGACGCTGAGGCTGGCACCATAGCCGGCGTCCTAGACGCGGGGAGGATGGCGCACCGGTTCGCCGGCGGCGCCGCCGTGAAATACCGGTCTGGCCTGGCCGGGGATTCGGACGTCATCCACGTCACCAGTGGACAAACGGTGACTGTGAGCGCGGACATGCGGAATGCTGGCACAGGGGCTGACTGCTACCTTGGCTGCGCATACGAAAACTACGAACAGACAGCGGCGACCGAGATCATTCTGAATGATCCGATTTCGCCTGGTGCCGGATGGGTGACAGTCTCTATGACGGGCACCGCACCATATGACGGGATACTACGGCTACTGATCGTCGCCCCGGTGGACGCTCTCGTGACATCGGCGAAGGTGCGGTTGGACGGCATCGGCTCTGAGAATGCGGCGGAGCTTTCCGGAGTCTTCCCGCTTATCCGTGGCTACGTCGAGAGGTGGACACAAGGGTACGGCGGACTGCTGTCGACGGTAACGGCGGATTGCGTCGACGAATCGGCATTGCTGTCACGCCCGATACCGTCGGCATACCGCATGGCCGTGAACGGCTGGGCTACAGCACACGCCATTCCGAAATCCCCTGTGGTGGATTCGAGTACCGGCGCTGATGGGACGGCTGTACCGCGGCTGTGGTATTGGCCGTGCGTCGAGTCCAGTGACACCACCACTACATACCCCGAGTATGGCACAACAGTGCCGTTGCGAATGCGGGATTGCGTCACTCCTGCACCCGACGACGGCGCGTCAGGATTCACCCCTGCTAAGACAATGGTGCACGCGGACGGCACCACGTCCGGGAGCTTCGTCAACAAGCCTGACAGCCAATTGGTCGGGTCAGTCCTTGAGTTGTGCCGCAACGGTAGCCCTGCTATAGGGGCGTGCCAAACCTTAACCGTGGATCTGTGGTATCTGCCAGAAAGCTTGGGGCACGATCAGACTCTTTGGTCGGCGCGCACCTCCGCCGGAGGCGTCCATTCCTCGGTGGAGGTGGATACGAGTGGCACGGTAATTGTGGAAACGTCTACCGGCCCTAGCGGAATCCTCCGGGCCTACAGCGATGCGGGTGTAGTCCAGCCTGGACAGGTGGTGCACATCGGCGCACGGATGGGCATCGGGTCGGTGGCGCAAAACCCTTTTGCTGAGGTGTGGATAGACGGCACCCAGCATGACTATTTTGAGTTTCCGACCCCGGGGACATATTCCAGTCCCACCATCGGCGGAGCTGCTGTCGCGGGGCGATGGCGCACCATCGCCCCGATTGGCTACGCGGCCCCACCGAGGGGTGCCGTCAATCATGTGATCGTGGGGATGGACATCCAGGAAGGGGTGCACCAGGCGCTAGACGGAGTGGGCTGGGATCAGCATAGCGAATCGGAGGCAGACCGCATTCGCCGTCTCCTAGATGGTGTGGGGTGGCGGGGAGCACGATCCGTAGACGCGCCACTGTCAATCCTACTGTCGCCTCGCTGGCACAACGACGCTGATGGGTGGCGGACAGCCGTCGACGCAGCCGCAGATGCGGGGGGTGTGCTGCTGATGGGCGCCGCCGGAGAAGCGACGTACCACTCCCGGCGACGGCGAATCGGTGCACCCGTCCGATGGGCGCTAGCGGAGTGGACACCCGGCGTCCGGTACCTCGTGGACGACACGCATATCTACAACCGCATCTCCGCGGAGCGGTCGACCGGTCTGCGGCGCACTGCCGAGGATCAGCAGAGTATTGACTCGGTAGGCGTCAAGCCGCTGCTGATCCGCCGGGATGTCACCAGCCCCGACGAAGTGTCCGACGCGGCGGCCTGGACGCTGCGTCGCTACCGCGACGCGGCGCCACGATGTGACACGCTCCGGGTGGAAGCCCATGGGCTAACCGGCGGCACCGACGGGCCGCAACGGCTCATGGTGGTTGCGGCGGACATCTCCGACCGGCTCACAGCGGCAACCCCACCGGGGGCACCGACGCCTCAATTAGACTGCTTTATCGAGGGCATCAACGTCACCCTCAAGCGTAATGGCGCCATGTGGTATTGGGTGACGGAATTCGCTGTTTCTGATGCTGCCCGATCGGATGGTTGGGTGCTGGAGGGGCCGTCAGGGCATCTCGGCGCGGCGGCCTGCGTCACTGTCTATTAGCGATTTTTGCCTGGGAGCCCTTCGGGGCTCCCTTCTGGTGCGCCAACCGTTTTATGGGGGTGAAATGAGCATTCCGGCGTTGTCCGGGTTTGACGCTGGCGAGCTGGTCACCGCAGCGAAACTGACGCAGCACACCAAAACAGCCATCGAGTCCGCTGTCTACTATAAGCCGCTGTCGGTGATGTCAGCCGCCACCACTCCGTCAATCCCTCACAACACATATACCAAAGTCCCGGTTACGAACGTCGACGAGGATTCGGACGGGATGGCCGATGCGTCCGGCGGTCGCCTCATCTGCCAGACAGGCGGGCTATACCGGATCACGGTGGCTACGTCGTTTGTGCTCCGATCCGGGGGATCACGGGCTGTCGTAGCCTATGTCAATGGAGCCTCTGTGCCTGTCGGCCTGGCGATTTCGGCAACGCCGTCCGGGGTCAGTCCTAGGCTATCGTCTTCGGGACTCGTCAGATTGAGTGTCGCGGATACGCTCGAATTATTTGTGTGGCAAAACAGCGGTAGTTCACTCAACTTGTATTCCCAATTCTCGACATCCGCGTTGTTGGCAGCCGAATGGGTGTCGCTGTGACGGCCAGGGTTGCATATAAGGAAGAAGGGGGTCGGCGTGGGTATCCCTAGTTTAGCCGGGTTTGACGCTGGCGAGCTGGTGACAGCGGCGAAGCTAACCGACCATACGAAAACGGCGATTGAGTCCGCTGTCTACTATAAGCCGTTCTGCCATATCCGGGCAGCCGCGACGCAACAGTTCGCGAGCAATGCAACCGTGCAACACGTACTTAATGCGGTGGTTGCTGATACCGACAGTATGGCCGATTTGGCGACCTACCAGATAGTCATTAATACTCCCGGCCGGTATCGAGTCGATTTCGGTAATGCCTGGGACACTAACACTGTTGGTGTGCGCTACGCGTTTCTGTATACCGACACGTCTGGTACGCCGATCGCGTCTCATGGCGTCGGCGCGAACAGCGGCTTCATCCGCACTAACGCCTCCTGGGTGCTGTATTGCGCCGCCGGGGATCGGCTTGAGCTTCGGGGCAACCAAAACAGTGGTGGCAGCCTGAACGCCCGCACCGACTACGGGGGCTGCTTCCTAATGGCTGAGTGGATATCTATGTGACCCCAGTAGAGCTAGTCGGGTCGATTACAGGAGCCCTGATCGCGGTTCTAACAGTCGGCGCCGCGGCGGGAATTTTATGGGCAAGGATGCGGTCATCAGCCGATGAAACAACGGCCGGTTTGTGGCGAGGCGAAGCCGAGGCGCAGAAAGCACGAGCGGACCGACTAGAGGCGGCTTTAGCCGCCCTCGAACGGCGCGTCGACCACCTTGAAGCGGAGAACAAAACGTTGCGCGCGTTGCATAGCGGGCGTGACGAGATACAGGCGTTGCGCGACGAAATGCGGCAAGGTTTTGCCCAAATTGCCAACGCTTTGACCACGATAACGAAAAACGGGAGTTGACGACTAATGGCGCGCTTTAATGTTCCCTACGATGGTCCGCCTCGGGGCTACGGTAATTCGGGTTCCGGTAAACGCTATATTGCGATTCACAACACCTCTAACGACGCCCCTCCGAAAAGTGAGGCAAGCTACGCGAAGCGCCGTACGGATAGCGTTTCAGCGCATTTCTTTTCCGATCCAAGCACGATTATTCAGTCGTTGGATACACGCTATGATGCGTGGCACGCTGGTTCGCGCACCGGGAACCGGTACGCTGTAGCGTTCGAAATCATCGGCTACAACTCGTGGTCTGAATCGTACTGGAGGCGGGCTATTGATCGGGTTGCACCGTTGATTGCGGAGGTGTGCCGCACCCACAAAATCAGCCCACAATGGTTGTCCGCCAGTCAGGCTCGGGATGGCAGGACTACGGGGTTTGTGACCCATGATGATATGCGCCGTGTTTGGGGTGGGACGACGCACACCGACCCCGGGCCGAACTTCCCCCGAACCTATTTGATGGATGCGGTCCGCCGCGAACTGGGCACCCCCACCACTCCGACTCCTGTTCCCCCCACGTCTGATTGGACGGTGAAGCTTATTATGTCTCTCCCCACGGTTAAGCGCGGCTCTAAGGGCCAGTCTGTCAAGAATGTGCAGGGCCTTTTGAATGCTCATGGTTCGCGGCTGTCGATCGACGGCATTTTCGGGCCGAAAACGGAATCGGCTGTCCGCTCCTACCAAAAGAGCCGGAAACTGTTGGTGGATGGGATTGTGGGCCGGCAAACCTACACGTCACTCATCACCAGGTAGAGGGGTGCCTTGTGGACTATTTGCGGTACGTCAAAGACAACCCGGTAGTTCTCTACGATTTACTCAAATACGTTGTAGCCGCCCTGGTGGCGGTCGGGCTGCCCGTGCCGCCCGGGGTCGACGTAGCGGTCGGCGGTGTCGTCCTGGCCGCGCTCACCATCATCACCCGGTCACAGGTAGTGCCGGTCGGCCGGCACGACCAGGCGGTGACGGACGCACTGATGACACCAGCACCAACAGACACCACCGCCACCAGGACTACCGGCGACAGGTAAGTACAGCAGAGCCCCCAGCCCGGGACATCTTCCGGGCTGGGGGCTCTATTTGTGTTTCTGGTGGGGTTGCCTCTGGTCCTTGGGTCAGTGTTGCTTGGCGAAGTCGACGAAGGCTTGCCATACCGTCGGGTTGAACTGGAGGGTGCCGCCGTCCCGGTCCTTGGTGTCGCGTACGAGCACAACGCTGGGCAGGTTGTCGGCCACCTCGACGCACGACCCGCCGTTAGCCCCTGAGCGAGTCGACTTGTGCCACTTGGCACCGGTCATGTCCATGTCTGCGCCGCTTTCTGGATCAAATCGAGTGAGTGTCTACGAGGGAGAGCCTCACCCCTGACTGCCTCCCAGACGCGCTGGAGCGTAGCAAGTCGATCAGGCTGGTTCACGATGCGCGCTTCGACTTGATGGTCCAAGTGGGCCGCCACGGTCCCGTCCTCCAACGTCGCCAAAATGAAGCCTCCCTGTAGTCCAGGGTAGACCCCAGCCTCCTCGGGCACCACGAGCACCTGCACGTGGGGTAGTGCTGCAAGTTTGGCCATGTGCTCAATCTGGTCCCTCATGATCTCTGGCTGCCCCGTGATTTGGCGGCGTAGCACCATCACGTCTAGGACTGCGACCAGGGGCGTTGGCGTGCTGTCGGTGAGGGCAGATTGCCTGGACAGCCTGGACGCGACCCGTTCTTCTACTTCCTCAGGGGGTAGAAGGCCGCTACTCAACGTGGCTCGTGCGTATGCCTCGGTCTGAAGGATGCCGGGTACGTACGCGGGCTCATACCATCGCAGCAACGAGCAGGCGCGTTCGAGCACCAGCCACTCACGCAGCCACACGGGCGTCGCGTCACCGCTGACCAGTTCATCCCATAAAGTGACGAAGTAGTCACCTAAATCTAGTGCTTGGTCCACGCTAGCCAGGTATTCCCGCGATGGGGCTTTCGTACCAGTTTCAATCTGACTGACCTTTGAGTCGGACAGGAACACTTTTTCGCCTAACTGCGCCTGAGTCAGTCCTGCCGCGACGCGCCGTCGTCGCAACTCACGCAGCAGGTATTCAGAAGGTGAAACAACCACGGATTCCACGCCCTTCCACACTTTGAAGATCAATTCCCGGCCGTACCACAAACCGATCGCGACTCTCCACAATCAGGCGTGGGCTATTCCGAGGCTAGGCCGGCCCGGTCCATGGTGGAAGCCCGACAGCGCAAGCCGGTGGAGGCGCCCAACCCGCCGGAGGCGCCGTCAGTCCGCCTCCGCATGTCCAGGGGTGTCACGCGGAGGCGGACTATCAAGCCCATTCACCTCTGGCTCCTACCGCGGGAGTCTTCCGACTAGGAGGCAATGTGCACGTTCCTCGGCTCCGACACGAGCGCCCTACCACACCCGGGGTGCCGCCGCTGGTCAAGCGTGCTCCGGGGGTCAATCTGCCTCCGAGTCCGACCGAGGTGTTGCCGGTGATTCGGGCTGGCCGCGCTGGTCGGCTCACGCTGGCGGGGCAGTTTCGGGCACGTGGCGCCGAGCGGCGCGGCCAGTGACGATGGTCGGCGATCAGTCGGTGGCTGAGCCCGACCGTTCCATGATCAGCGTTATCGAGTCTGTGAGCCGGGACGTGGTGCTCCAGGTTGTCTATTGGATCATCCGTGCCCACTGGGGGCCGTCATGGTGTCCGCGGTGCACCGAGGATGGCGGCTGTCCCGATCTTGACTGGATTGACGCCCAGTTGCCTCGATTCGCTTCGCCGTGCACATCGAGTTGTTCACCGTCTACCCAATAACATCCACCTATGTCCGGGAGTCTGCGATGCTACAACTGATTGGGGCGCTCCTATGAGGCGGTGGTGGCGGTGGATCCTTCGGGGCTGGCCGCCCGGCACCCCGACGACTTCCGTCGACGCGCCGCATGTACCGATGCGCCCGTTGTGGGGGTGCAGTGTTTGCCGGGCTGAGTGGCCCTGTCAGCCAGCCCGGGATGCCCTCGTGGCGGAATACCGCGATGACCGGGTTGCGTTGCGCGTCTACTTGGGTGCGCTCATGGCTGAGGCTGAGGTGCAGCTTTCACAGGTTCACCAGGCATCCGATCTGTATAGACGCTTTATGTCGTGGGCGTAGGGGGTTCTGATGTGGATAAGGGCACCGCCTTACTATCTCGAACCAATCCCATTTCACCCCTATTTTGCAGGAGATGAAGATGATGTCATCGTACGTTACGCCACCGGTCGTCGGAGAAAGTGAGCGATTCCCGACTGGGCTTTCACAGTCCTTTCCCGTTGCGTCTGACAGTGCCCCTTCGCCTCAGGGAGTCCGGCCATTCGGTCTTCGCTTTGCTGCGCCCCTACCGGGCGCTGGATCTGCCACTGTGGTGCCGCTTTCGCAGTGGTGTGACCGTCAGCAACTTAACGTGATGCCCAATGGTCAGCCGTGGCACCAGAGCATCACGGCCGGCACCAAAAAGACGACCGGTCATTCCACCGACGGGGGACCTAGTACCGGCGGTGAAGAATGGAGCATGGACTAAATTCTGACCTATGACAATTTTGGTGCTTTCTTCGGATGACGATCCGACGGTGGACGCAGTAGTTGATTGCCTAAACCGTCGCGGTGTGCCCTTATTCCGATTTGATACTGCATGGTTTCCTACCCGACTCGAATTGGATGCGGTGTGCACTGAGGCGGGCTGGCGCGGCTCACTTCACACCGAGCACCGAACAGTCGATGTGGAAGGGCTGCGGTCTGTATGGTTTCGCAGCCCTACCACGTTCACGGTTCCGGAGGGAATGTCCGAGCCTGAGAGATGGCACGCTATCCACGAAGCGAAGTTCGGGCTCGGGGGTGTCCTGTTGTCGCTGCCTGTACTGTGGGTGAACCACCCGGGGAGGCAGGCTGATCTGTATAAGCCACATCAGCTGACGGTCGCTCAGGAATGCGGCCTTTTGGTTCCGCCGACTCTGGTAACCAATAGGGCCGATGCGGTGCGCCGGTTCGCCGAGCGTCATTCCGACATCATCATAAAGCCTCTTGGGTTCGGGTCGATACGGGAAGCGGGAGGCCGGAAGGCACTAGGAACCCGCCTACTATCGAAGGCGGATCTAGCAGATTTGAGTGGTATCGAAAACACCGCTCACCAATTTCAGCCGTTCATCAGGAAAGACTACGAAGTTCGGCTTACCGTGGTGCAGCGGAGGATGTTCGCTGCACGCATTAACGCACATTCTGAGGCGGCACGGATAGACTTCCGGGCCGACTACAACGCGCTGACCTATGACGTCATCGAGGTGCCTAGCCACATAGCCGACGGGGTACAGGGTTTCATGCACCGGTACGGCTTGGTGTTCGGGGCGTTCGACTTCATCGTAGATGCCGCCGGAGCATGGTGGATGTTGGAATGCAACCCAACCGCTCAGTACGGTTGGATCGAGGACGCAACCGGCCTGCAAATCACGGCGGCTTTGGCCGATTTGCTGACGAAAGGGCTACACAATTGACTGACTGGCAATCAATGGCGTCGGCGCTGGTCGACCAACTAAGGTCCGAGTCAGCGATAGTAGAGGCTCGGTGGGGATCAGCGTTCGAATCAATCCCCCGACACGTGTTCGTGCCTCGCTACTGGGAGCTTGACGAGTACAACCGTCCCAGCCGACTCGTGGATGGCGCTATTTCGACGCACCGCGGCGAGTGGCTGACATCCGCTTACGAAAACCGTCCCTTGGTTACGCAATGGGTCGCGGATGGCGATTGGCGTGTCGTTACTAGTTCGGCTTCACAACCGTCACTTGTCGCGCGAATGCTGCAACTGCTTGATGTCAGGGATGGTCAGCGCATCCTGGAGATTGGCACCGGAACCGGATACAACGCGGCCTTATTGTGTCACCGTGTGGGGGCAACGAATGTCGCCAGCGTAGATATTCACCCTGGGCTTATCGCTGAGGCTACCGGACGCCTGGACGCCATCGGGTATGCGCCGACGCTGCGCTCCGGGGATGGTGCGCTAGGGATCAAGGACGGGGCTCCCTATGACCGCATCCTGTCGACGTGCGCTACGCCCGGGGTGCCGTCCGCGTGGATTGACCAACTCGCCGATGGTGGACGGATCGTGACGCCGCTAACCATCGGTGGGGCACTCGTGGTTGTCGACAAGTCAGGCACTGGTGTGTCCGGGGGCCTCAGCGAGCATGAGGCGTGGTTTATGCCGATGCGCCCTAGTTCTCCGATGCCTGGTTATGTGCCCGACTTACCTTCACCGGCCCCCGGCGATAGTGCCCACCTCGGCTTTAGCGATCTCGACCCGGAGGCGCTAGCCGATCCGGACTTCCGGCTATGGCTGTTGCTCCATACACCACTGAACTTCGTAGATCATGTTGACGAGAGTGGAGGCCGAACCGGCCTCACCGTTCACGATGGCACTCACCAGGCCACCGCCGAACGTTCAGGTGACGGACACCTGAACGTTCGGCAAGACGGGCGGCGACTGTGGGACAGCGTTGAGGCGGCGTGGGTGTCCTGGGTGATGCATGATCGGCCTCAGCGTCGCAGGCTTGGCGTTACTGCCCGGTCGGGCGGCGTCCAATACGTGTGGTTGGATAGCCCGGATTCCCATATCCGTTGGCCGTTGCTAACTGGCTACTAGTTTAGTTAGGCACCCCCCTGTCACGCAGGGGGGTGCCGTCAACGGTGTTGTATGTAGGGGTCAGCCTTTAGCTAAGGTTTGCTTCGGTGATTTCGCGGACACGCTTTGCCCAGTACGACCGCGCCTGAGGGCTGGGTGCCTCAATCGCCATAATGCGGGCGCCGAGAAGCCCGCGATAGTCCGAGGGGATGTCGTTGACGTCCAGGTTTGCGTAGTCGGGTTGTGCGGGTGCGGTAGCTGCTTCAATCTCTGTTTCGTGGTCCGTAATTGCGGCGCGTTGGGACTCGACCTCGGCAGCGAATTGGGCAACCTGCGCTTCGCGCTCCCTAAGGCTCATTTCGCGCTGGGCGACCGCGGCGAGTCGGTCTTTGGCTTCCGTTTCCGAGATAGCAGCTTCTTTGATCTGGGCTTCGCGTATGATTATTCCAAGGTGTACTGCTGAGAGGACCGCTATCACTGGCACCGCTCGCACCGCCCAGTGTGGCACCGAGTGGGGCACCGCGTTTACCCAGAGGCTATAGCCGAAGGCGGCTACCACCACGAGCGATGCGTAGGCACGAGCCCAGCCGCGGAGCCTTGTAGCCGCAAGCGTCGCGATGGTGCAAATCCCTTCGGCTATGCCGCCGTATATCACGGCCAACGGCCACGGGATTTCGGCAGCCACGGCGACGTCGAACAGTTTTTCGAAGCTGATTGCGAAGCTTCCGACGGCTAACGCGACGATCCCGTATGTGATTTTTTGTTCCACTGGTCCGCCTCCGCGTGTGTCATGGAACCCTGCTGACACTTCTACCGTAGGCCATCTACCTTTGGAATGCAACGCTGGTTTGCATTCGCGAGGACCAGACCACATAGCTAAAGGCACTCCCGGGAGGGAGTGCCTTTAGCGTCCGGGCTCGCTAGCAGTCGATGAAGACGTTCCCCACGTGAGCGGCAACATCTTCTAGCAGCGCTGAGGCCATTTGGCTATAGCCCTGGGTAATGGCCATCATGCGAACGCCTCGGGCGACCTCCGCTACGGCGACCTCGGCGGGCATCCCGAGTTGCACTACAGCGGACACAATGGCGGTTTCAATGCCGATGCGAAGCACGGCGGGAATGTCGCTGAGTTCACGACGCATTTGTTGACCCCTTCACGTGGGTGTTTCCTGCTGACGTCGCGACTCTACCATAGGACATCTACCTTTCACGACAACCCTGTCCCTGGGGGTGGCGTAGTTCAGCGCCTGGTGGTGGTCGCCTTCGGGTGGCGGTGTCGGTGCCCAGGCGTAGACAAAACCCCCCGGGTTTCATCCCGGGGGGTTTTGGTTCGGCGGTCAATCCAGTGTCAGCAGGACCGAAACACCCGTGGAGGGTCACCGCCGAACGCGTCGACTGTACCTCACGGGTCACCTAGTTCGGTGAAGCCGCGAGATCACCGGCCGCGGCGTCAGGTGCTCTGGCTGATGTAGCCGGTTGGTCGTCCTCTGGAGCTGCTTCCTGTTACTCGTCGTCGGTCCAGTACAGGAGCGGTATCCCGGCCTCGGACGCTAGCCGTGCGGTCAGTGATGCTCCCCTAGAGCCTCCCCGAACGAACGCGAGACAGATGTCTGCTCCGGCAGCAACCATCTTCGCGTTGCGGATGGGGCCGGCTGCTGTGCCGTACCGATGCCACTCTGCGGGGTGTCGTTCGTCTGTGGCGCCGTGCGCGTGGCACCACATAGCGGCGGCTCGGTCAGCTCCAGTACGGCAGTCACCATGCACCACGGTGATCGGTGTCGTGGTGATGCTGTCGAGAGCGGCCCACACCGCGGCCGGGTGACGCCAGGTTCGGGATCCCGTGACGAGGACTCTCATCGAGACCCACCTAGACCCATCCGCCGGTCATGAAGTGGGCGGTGAGCCATACCAAAAATGCAAGTAGCACAATCCGCCTAAGCTGTGTCCACCCCGAGCGTTGCCGTGGCGTCGCGCCTTTATGCCATTCGGTGCCGAACCATGCCCAGACGTGTTCGGATAATGTGTCACCGTCGCGGCTGTTGAGCAGCGCGACCGCTTCCACGGCAACAAAGTAGATGATCCAACCGATCCAAAGTGCGGTGAACAAGGCGGCCCCTTCACATGGAGGGGAAAGAGTACCGGGGGCATACAATCCGGCCCGACACCCTCTCCCTTTGGATATCGTATGTTGAGGGTTCTCTTAGGTGTTAGTTGTTGCTGATGGCCGCGGCGGCGGTCGCGTTGGAGATGATCCGTCGGGATCCGGTGGCGTCGTGATCATCGGAGCGTCGAACCCGTGCCGCGTTCATTTCTGTTGCTAGTTCTCGGGTCGCTCGGCGATACATGCTTTGTGCCGATTGGGGGGAGGATGCTCCTATGTACTTGGCAACCTCCGCCCAGTCGGGTTGGCCCTGAGACGTCGGGGGACACACCATGTGTCGCCCGTAGATAATCCGCTGTTGCCACTCCCGCAGGCTCGGCCAGGCATTTTTGATGTCGATCGCGGTGTCAATGGCGTCTCCGGTTTTCCACCCGTCCGAAAGCTCATCTGTGGGGCCATTTTCCCAGTCCTCGATCGCGAAGAAGAACGGCAGAAACAGTCTCACGTAGTCGGGAACGTAGTGTGATTGCCCAGACTCATGAATTTTTCTTACCCGGTCGGCACGGGCGTTCCGCGCCGCGACTTGCCGCAGTCTGGTCTCGATGAGTTTCGTGTTGCTCGACGCGAGCAGCACCAGATAGTCGGCTTGGCCCTCGACTATCTCTAGGGAGAGGATTCCTTTGGCGTCGTCTACATCGAGCCCGTACAAATAGTGCACCCGTGTCGCGACGCGCTCCACGATAGGCAACAGTTCGGCGATGGTGGTCAAAAGCGGGTCATCCTTTTCCGGGGTTGTGTCGTTACGGGGATTCAATGTTCACTTCGTGGTCGTTGAGTCGTGGTGCGGCCGTACCGATATAGAGATAAAAGTCGACGCTACCGGAGAAGTCTTCGTCTTTGATTGCCATGAGCCGTGCACTGTTCGAATACGTGGCTTCTGCGGTACCGTCATCGAGCTTTGCGGCGAGGCGACACATCACGGAAAGGATTTCCGACCGGTTCGGGTAATCACCGGTGGTTCCTTGTATACGCCAATCCTTGAGGGCGTACAGGGCCGATAGCTCCCTCGTGGTGAGTGCCAACTCCAGTCGCCAATATTCCATTTCCTCAACGTCGACGGGTTGCGGCTCCGACGTGATCTCGTATTCCCGTACGGCGTGGCGGGAGCGGAATCGGTCTATAAACTTCACGGGTTCTTTACCTCTAAGCGTGAACGAAGCGCATCGGCGCCTTCGGCGTGTACTAATGAATTGACGTCGTGGCCGGGTGGCATCAACACCATTCGGGCGTTAGGGATTTGAGCTACCACTTTTTCGCCGAAGGCTTTTCCTTGACCTACGTCGTCGTTGTCGCAGAGCACTAAAACCGACGAATACCCGTCGAAGCATCGCGCGAAGAAGGGCCGCCACCCGTTGACACCCGCTATACCTACGGCCGGTAGTCCGCTGGTGGCGTGAGCGGTCATTGCATCAAATTCCCCTTCGCAGATACAGACGATCGGGTCGCGTCGCTCCAGGTCCCGCGCGTTGTAGATGCGCGGCATATCACCGGCAACCGAAAAATACTTTTGCCCTCCGGGGCGCTGTTGCGTAGATTGGACGTCCTCCCGGGGCGGCACTCCGCGAAAACGGATACTGACGACGCCGCTACGGGTTATGTATGGGATGCTGAGCTTCCCCGCGTACAGTTCATGCCCCGGTAAAGGGTTTGCGACGAAGCCGAGTCGAAAATATTTGACGTTGGCCTTTGATAGGCCGCGGCGTATCGTCAAATACTCTGCGGCGGCTGCGGCGTCGGTTGACGTCTGTAGGCTTTCCGCGTACGCCGCTGTAGTCCTCTCCAAGAAGGTCCGCAATGAATTCGACGGCACCAGCGAAGTTATCGGCGTCTCCTTTCCATATCACAAGCCCATAGGCGTCCTCGGAATTGATAGCGCACGCGAAACATCGGAAGCGTTGCAGCCCGGTAGATACGGACGCTGAGGCGTGCCGATCGTCATGAAAGGGGCACCTCATGGAGCGCCACCGCGGGGCTTCCGGCACATATTCGGCCCCGTAGTGCTCAAGGACCGGCGCTATCGGTGGTCTTTCGCTGTCCACCTAGCCCCCTGGGGTTGGATCTGGACTGAGATAGCGTCCTTTTGGAGCGCCGTCTACCCGGGGCGACGATCTCCGCTCCGAGGGCTGCGACAGCAGGCGGATTACGGAGGTAGTCAGCTAGTGCTTGGGCCAGATCAGGCGATTTAAGTCGACCGATTAGCCTGCGATTGCAATACGCGTGTACTACGCCACGAACGTGCGCCCCGTGTTCGTGGTCGATGTGCGGCACTTCACCGGCCTTGAATGCGACTCGACACACCCCACATTTGCCGCCTTGATACGCGATTATTTTGTCAACCTGGTCAAGGGTCAGCCCATACGTCTTACGGATCCAATCGGCACGCTCCCCCAGCCGTCGGCATCTCGGACCGCAATATTTGCGTTGTTGGCCCGTCAACGTCGCGGGGCACATGACGCACAACCGCTCCATTAGGGGCGATCCGCCACCAGGTCGCCACTTCGCTTAGGCATATCGTTCTCCGCCTCCATAGTCGCTAGTGGGAGTATCGGAAATGTGCATACGAGAAGGTTCGTACGCCAACGGCACCGACCATGCCCCCGAGGGGTCCGCTTTTCCCGTCCGGTTCTTCACCGGACACACATGTAGTTGGCCCGAGTCGCCGGAACCGGTGCGATACAGGGTCAAAATCGTCTCGGGTACCTTGGATACTTTTCCGCGTAGCCCCGACATCGGAACTGGCGTCACTCCGTCGTCGTAGGCGCCCGTGACGTGGTGTAGCGCCGTAATCGCCGCTGAGGTTTGCCGCCCCAGCTGATGCAAATAGTCACAGGCAGCTTCCAGGGCCAGGTAGCCTTCAGGGGATTCCGGCATATCAAGATTCGATAAGTTGTCCACGAAGATGGCGTGTGGCCACTCGCCGTAGGCCATGACGAATGCTTGCAGCTGATCTTCTATAGCGTCAACGGTGATGCACCCAGCAAAGTCAAATCTGATGTGATTAAGCCGCTCTAGATATGCGTCAACTGTGGCCGTATTGTGGTGCTCAACCGCGTTTTCAATGTCCCCGGTCTTCCAGCCGGTGAGCATCGCCCCCGATCGCAAATACGTGGTAAGTGGGTCGGTGTCGGCTGAGAAGTAGAACCCTGGCGCCGCCGCTTTCAGGGCCAGGGTCAAAGCGAACGCAGACTTTCCGACGCCGGGCGCCGCGGCGACGAGTGTAAATTGTCCACGCCGGAAGTGGACACCCTCGGTGGCTAACGTGTTAAACACCGTCGGTAGTGGGTCACCCGCTGAGCCGGTTGCCAATTTGGCTCGGGTCAACGTAAGCAGTAGTCCTCCTTGGTAGTGGTCCCGGCCGGAGTTAAACCGACGCCCCGGCCGGACGCCCGTCGCTTGCCTCAGCCACTGGACCGGTGAGCCCTGGAAAACCTCGATGATGTCATCGCGGGATTTTTTCCGGCCTGCATTTACTCGGGTCAGAACGCTCCGCGGGACATCCCCAGAAAGGGCCATAGGGTCCGGCGACATAGGTTTTGGTGCCATGGGGGCACGTCGGCGCATACAGGCCCGGAGGAGGGCTAGATGGTCCCCGCCGCTGGTGCTGTTGCGGTTGCTGATGCGCTTGGTGCGGCACCTGGTGCGGCGCCTGGTGGGTTCGGTGGTGTTGCTGCGCCGTTTGGGGATGCTCTACAGGTGCAGCGCCGAGACTAGTGCCAAGATGGTGCTGAGCCGCGAACGTGGCGGACATGTTTCCTAGCCGTGCCAGCAGCCCGGTTGCTTCGACTTCACCGAGCAAATCCATGACGGTTGCGGCGTCTGCGCCCTTCACGACAAGCATTGGCGCGTCATATCCCGTGTGGGGCTTTAGCGATACAACGATGTTGTCTCGGGTGTGATCGCGATCGTTCAAAAGTGAAACCTCCTTGGGCCGTGGACGAATCTTCAATAGCGTCGGCGGTTGCCTCCAGGGCCTTAGCAGCCACTTCGCATCCTTTCGCCTTCATGCGCAAATTACCGGCTGCGGTGCGCAGCTCTTGGCAAAAGCTAGATATACCCCAATCATAAAGCGGCCCGATATGTGACGGACGCGACGTGTGCTCAGTCATTCAGTGGCCCTTGGGTATTCGGATTTGCGGGATCCCCGGACGACGCAATGCGGAGCGACGCCGCACGTACGGCAACCGTCCCCAGGGTTCGGCAAATAGATTCCGGCATTTTCTGCCCGGTCCATATCCAAAAAAAGCCGGCTGATGAAGTCCCGAGAGTACCGGGTTAGGTCCACGGGTGGATCTGGCTTCCCGTCTTTTGCTATGTAGTAGTCGCCCCAGTCAGGTAGCACCCCGAAGAGGTCTAGCATCGCTAGCCTGTAAACGGCCGGCTGGAACGGCCACGTCGGGCGCCTACTACCGGTCTTGTAGTCTCGGGGAACAAGGATCCCACCAGGGAATTCGGTAACAACATCGATGACACCGACCACGCTAATGCCGTCTAGATCCAAGTCGAAACTCACCTCGACCGCGACTTCATCGCCTCCGAGACTCAATGGCCGCTCCGGGGCCGCTAGGGCATACCGGAGAAACGCCCGGATTTGGTCGGCGCCCCGCGCTCTGCGCCGTGCTATGTCGTCTGTGCCTTTCACCCGTCCTCCGGTCATCCACCGGTTAGGGTCGGGTTCTCGTTGCAGTCCCTCGGCTATCTCCCGGTCGTAGGCGGCGTAATACAGATCCACAGTTTCGCGTTCGTCGAACTCCCGTAGCGACCTTTCCCACGCCTCGGCCGATTCATGGAACGCGGTCCCCTGCGCAAACCAGGCCGCGGGTGTTTGCGGCACTCGGGCCTTCCGCTCTAGTCTGTACTGTTCGCCACACCTTACAAACTTCTCCCACTGCGATACGCTCCGGTGATCAGCTATACCACACACCTCCCCTTAGGTATCTACCTTTCGTGGCAGAACGGAGGGACCAAAACCTTCGGGTTCGCCTCCGAGGGCGGATTAGTCCAGCGGCATAAATGAACGCACCCGGGTTTGGGCATAGCCGCCCTCAGACCACCCCCAGGGCTCCAAAGTTACGAGGCGCATCCCAAGCGCCATGTCTCGGAAGAAGCCCACAACAGTATTAGGATCTTCGAGCGTCGTATAGGTAATTTCATAGCCAATGCCGTGGATAAAGTCGTACCGCGCTACGCAGAGTCTGTTCGGTCTGTGTGTAATGATCGTGAACGTGACGACGCCGGACTCGTCGCCACTATCAAGCCGATCGTATGCGGCCCATCCCTTAGTTATTGTGGATATCTCCAAGGTATTCTGCCCCATGAACATCCCCCCCTACTCGCCCCGTTCGAGGTGGGTTAGTCTATATCAACCCTGGGCGCTGGTGCCGCCTATCTAGCAGGCGAATCTAAGTGGCTATGCAACCTTACGGCTTTGCCCTTTACGTGCCTTGTGCACGATTTCAACCACCGCTTTGCGGCTCAGCCCCGTGGCATTTGCCACCTCTTGATGGCAGACGCCGTTCTCGTTCATCCCCAAGACGCGCCGCACCACAATCGCCCGGTCGGCGCGACGCGCGTCCCGGTCGAGGGTCTTTGACAGCCGCCGGGCTTGTAGAGGGTCCAGGCGCATCCGGTCTACGGCGGACAGTCCTCCCCAGACTCCGACCTCATGCCCGTATCCGTCTGCTCTGCACACATCGCGACGGTGGCATGAGGCACACAGTGCCTTAGCCTCAGCAATCTCCGACTCGGTGTTCGAGAAGAACCATTCCGGATTCGTCGCGCATGGAAACAATCTTCGCCCTCCACCTTTAGGCAACGTTGCGTCTGAAGCAACGCGAGGCGCCTGAGCCGCCCCCGCGTTGAAACAACCGTACTACAGGGGTTCTCCGTTGGACATCAACCTTTCAGGGCACAAGAAGGGGCGCACAATGCCAAGACTCCTGCGTCCTGGTGAAGTGCGCCCCGATACGGGTGGATCGCCTCGCTAGGTTTCTCCGGTCAGGTCACGGGCGCACAATACTATCCGGATCGTCGGTCGGCCTGCGACGGGAAAAATAGAACCCCCCCTTGGGGTTGCGGGGGTTAGGCGGCGCCGAGGGCTCATAACACACGACGACGTCAGCGTTCTCGATGTCGGACAGCCATCGGTCAAGCCGACGATTCTCGGCGGGATCAAGCGTCTCCCCCTGCCGCCGGCGGCCCAAGGCGCGCAACATACCAATGGTTTCGCCCTTGTTGTGGCGAGCCGCCACCCGCCACGGGATAAAGCTGCTGTAGTCCGGTCTAGGCCGTGTTTTGCCTAATCGCTGCATTTGACGATATACCGCTTGCTCCCCGACGCCGTACATCCCGGCGATCTCTTTGTATGTCCATCCCTGATTAATCAGACTGACCAAGACGTCACCGTCAGGCAGCTTTCGGACGGCAGGCACGTTTGAGTCTCCCCACTCTAACTTCCACCCGGGAACCTGAGATTACCACAGGACATCACCCTTTCGTCTACCTCCACCACGGAGCACAAAGACCGAAGTTTCTGCACATTTGCATATTGCGAAGCGCAAAGAACCCTCGTTATATCATTTTGGACATCTACCCTTGACCGGAGAGGGGATCTATCTGACACCCGAAGAAGCGACACACATACGTGCGGTAGCACAAGCGGCAGCATTGTCGGCTCCACAATGGGGCGAAGAAACAATCCGTGATTTCGCCCGGCTTTTCCACGCCATCCCAAAGAAGAGTCCCCACCGCCGATGAGGACGGTGGGGACTCTCCCCTTTGCTATCTACCTTTGACGCCAAATAATTTCTACCGACCCCTCCCACGGTGCCCATCGATGGCCCAACGGCCGGACGATAACGGCGCTAACCGCTCGCCCGATTACCGCGCGCCGCCACCCGAGATCAGTGTTTCGCTCCCACTCCCCTCGGACATCCGCCGGCAACGCTGATCGCTGAGCCTGTGCCGCGTTGTGCCGGTCCCGATCGGCCCTAAGCTCTTTTATCGCCGCTTCTGCACCCGGCAAAAGGACGTCATAGAAACTCTCCGGCGCAATACTGCCTGCCCCATTAGCGTACGCCGCAATCAGGGAAGCCCTATTGGCTAGTGCCCTCTCCCATTCGTCCTCACGCCCCCACGGTGACGGTGACGTGTCCTCCGAGGCGTACCGCTCCAACTGTGCCAACACTGCCTCAACGACATACAAATCCAGCCGTTCGCCGTTACGGTAATTACCACCGCAACCGCCGCGAGCCTTCGAATGACAGTGATACTGGTGGCCCGGCACCCCGATACTACGGCTGTAGGGGGACGCCCTGAACTTCGTGAGGCACTGGGATCCAGTGTACTCTTTGCCGCACCGCAGATACCCGGTCAGCAGGTACCGACGCGCGCTGTAGTCCCCAGCTAAAGGCACCCCCACAGATCCCCCACGCTCTATATGTGCCTTGCGTCGAGACTGAAGCCGTGCCTTAACCGCTAGATAGATCTCGGGCGGCACCAGCGTATCCCACTCGCCGACGACCGGTTCCCCGTCGCTACCGTAGACCAACTCCCCGTTCAGTTCGCGCCACCCACACATACGAGGATTTCGTAAAAACTTCCGCAAGCTGTCTGTGGTCCACTCGTTCCCCTTCGTACTCTTCACCCCGGCATTTTGCATATCCCGGACAAGGCTGTATAGCGTCACCCCCGCGGCGAACCCCCGGATAGCCTTGATAGCCCAGTCAGCCTCGGAAGGGTCTAGGCTTTTCCTATCGGGCGACCATCCGAAGGGGCGGCTACCGCCAACCGGCTTCCCGGCAGCAGCCCTGTTCCGGTGGCTGTTCCTGAGGCGCTTCGAAATCCGCTTCGGCTCTTGCTTCGCCCCCACCATCCCGGCAGCGCCCTCCCAGACAAAACCCTCGGAGTACGGATCTTTGCGAGAGTTTTCCTGGATATAGGTTCGTCCGTCATGGTACGTAAGCGCGTCCGTGAAACGCTCCCAATTCGCGAACGTCCGCGCAATTCGGTCTTGGAAGGTGACGACGACACCATGAATCACATAACCGTGACATGGGCACTTTCCGTGCACCAGCGCCTTGATTAGCTTTTCGAAATCCTCTCGATATACGTCGTCCTTCCCGGCGCTAATCGACAGATCGTTATCCGTCAATTTACACACAATGCGCTCTCCGTGGTACAGCGCCGTATCCTGATTTTGCGCGTGCTGGCCCTCGACGCCATGTTCGTCCTTCTTTGTGTCCGCACTGATCCGGGCGTAGCTGATCAGACCACACGATACTCCGCAAGTCGGACCGCAATCCCGTTGGACATCGAACTTTCGCACGAAACCCCTCCGTCCTCTGACACTGGTGTCGGCATCATAGCCGAGGCCGAACACCAACGGGGTACACCCGAACGACACAACACGCCCGCGGTCGCCCAGGGGCACCTACAGCCCTCCGCGCACCACCGAGCGCGCTAGGGGCCGGCACCCCCTTGACACCCCGACCCTGGGGCAGACGCCCGCGGTCGCCCAGGGGCACCTACAGCCCTCCGCGCACCACCGAGCGCTTCATAGCCTCAGGTAGGGGCGTTGGGCCGCGTCAGACGCGACGACAGTGCGTTACTACGTCCTCAGCACGACCACTACCACCAGCAGTATCTCGCCCCGACCAAGAATCCGGGCGGCTACTGCAACCATGGCCCCAACGGCCTGAGCTGTCCGGTCGGTGTCGCCCGCACCACCGGCTGAGGCGAGCGTGGGCGGTCGCCCGACCCCGGGCGACCGCCCACATCCATCGCATTCCATCAATGCGTCGATCATCACATCGGGTAATGCCGGGGGATCCTCGCAGAGTGACCGCGTGTGACACGAACCGCCACCCTCACCCCCACAAATCGTCACTCTGTGCATCCGAGGACCGGAATTCTAGCAACCCTTTTACACGACCGTCATAGTCTCAACAGGTTAATCGCAATATCCTCTGGCAGCATGGGCTGAC